CTGGCGTCCACAGCGTGTTGTCCTCCTGATCGCACCATGCGACCACGCGCCCATCTCCATTGGCACCCAACGCCATCAGAAACCGTTCCTGTGTCACAACCAACCCAACACAGTCGCTGGGAGCGTTTGCAACAATAGCGGCTGGTGTAGCGTTGTCTAGCTGCCACTCATAGATTTTTCCGTCTCCAGGCAAACACGCGACAAGGTACTGGCCCCAATGGTCAAGCGACCACGTTGCGGCAAAGCTGTAGATGGAAGACGCATCACGGGCCGTCCCGTAGTCGCCGTCGTTGTAGTCCAGCCACCCGTAACCACCGGCACCCACCGTCTCTTCTTGCCCCGAAATGCCAGTAGGCGTGATATCCGTAAAAACGTTGTCCACGCCAATTGCGTAAAGCTTCGTGGTCCCGACGCCAACGGTACCTACGGCCACCCAAACGCCGATGGCGGACCCTCTCCATGTCAGGATACCTCTGGGGTATCCCGTGAGCGTTGCAGTGCCCTTTTGTTGCCATCCACCAATGGGCTTCATCTCGCCGTTCTCCCAGCGCACCAGAGAGGCGTCATACCACCGTCCGCGAGACTGGTACTCCGTCCCGTTGCGAAACAAGCCCGGTGGAATATCTAGCGGAGCGTATGGCATTATTAGTTCTTGAGTAGGCCAAGGTTGAGAAGGATCAACCGAAGTTCGTTGATGGCGTTTTCAATATCTTGGTAGTCTGAGGCGTATGTAGCGCTCAAAGAGAGGGGGCTAGAAGTAGACTGTTGCTGCGTAGTTGGCGTAACTCCGTAAAAGCCAACCGTTGCCGTTGAGTTGTTGTGAATAAGGTTTCCACTCAATGTAGCGTTTCCAACAACCGTCGTTGGGACGGATGACGCGCCAATAAGCACGGAAGCAGCATCCGTATCTGCACCAAGCTTGACAATGTTGCTGGCGTCTACGGAAAGAGCGTCAATGTCTGCTGTGCCACCCGCATTACGAAAGGCGACGGCAGCGGCGTTAGCCATGCGAACCGCACCAGCCGAAGCAGCAGACGCGCCAATGGTGACAGAGGTAAAAGAGGCGGCGGACGCCGTGGTGCCACCAATCACAACATTGTCCATCGTGCCGCCATTGATGTCCAGCGACACGGCAGCGCCAGCCGCAAACACATCGTCCAGCGACTGGAACGCATCGTTCAGGATTGTCCCCCAAGTGTTGGAGGAGCCGCCAACGGTGGGCAGCGTAATGTTGAGATTCGTTGTAGGGTTCGCCACGTTATCCTCCGAATGTCTTGGTTCGCATTACGGGGCGCTGTCCAGCCCTCGCGTTGCGGTCTGTATTGCGTACCTTCTCCACGGCATCTTCGTACAGCGCCTTATGAAACTGCGAACGACTCTCGTCCATTGCCCATGCGTAGGCGTGGTGCAAGCAGCCGTGTAGGTAGATGTCGGGGTGGTTCGTGATAATCCAGTTTGTGGTGTTCGTGGCGGTTAGCGCGGCCACCCGTGCGAAATACAACCGCTCCAGCGTGTAGGAGTCTGCTGGCGACGGGAGAAGCTCTACGTTGTCCTCTACGATGCTGTAATAGATCGGCTCACCGGACTCAGAGTGTTCCTTTCGCAAGCCTGACATCATCTGAGGCGTCAGGAACCGAAGCTCCTTGTCCGGCGTAGTGGAGGTAATCGTCAGACGATCCATCTCCAAATAGTCCGAAGGCAGCGCGGTGTACTGGGAACTGGCCGCGAAAGTGTCCCTCGTCAACATATCCTTGACCCGAAGGCGGCGGTTCAGGTCCGCTTCTACCAAAGCAATAAAAGCGTCTATATTCTGGCCGATGTCTTCGCGTTGAGTCCAATCTTGAATCGACTCCCGAAGATCTGGATAGCTACTCAGAGACAATGTTAAAGCCCTCTAGTTGTCGGCGCAGCGCATCTCTTTCATCCAAGATGTCCTGCATCCCGTAGGCGTGTTCCCCAAGGTGCGACACTTCCCAAGAGAGGTCGTGGTCGATGTATACGGGGATATCGTGATGCTTGCAGTTTCCGTAGAAGTATGCGTCCTCTCCCAGCATTCCCATTGAACCGTCTTCCCGCTGTAGCCAAGGAGTGCTGTGCCAAGGGCGCTGTAGTGACTCATAGACCTCTCGCTTAACCATTACCAGCGCCAAGCCCATTCCATCAACGCGCTCAACGCCATGCTTGTCTGGAGACGGAAACACCCGCTTGTGCGGTCTACTGCCATCTTCTGCGGCATACGCTACCGCCGTAGGCTTCAGGGGCCGCACCCGGAAGCTACAGTTGGCCCCCACAATAGGTAGGTCGTGGGCCAAAAGACGCTCAATTACATCTGGAGGGAAACGCATATCACTGTCAATCCACAGCAAATGCGTGACCTCCGGGTCCTGCAATGCTTCTTCAACAATGTTTTCGCGGCTACGGCAAAGAAGCGAGTCCCTCTTTACGCGAAGCTGCAACCCATTTGTTGAATCGCCCATATTTGCAACAAAACTTGCCATAGCAATAGCAAGGTCGTGTGCAAATCCGGTTTTTACCTCATCACCAGCCGGCACACAAATAGCTACACGCGCTTGGACGTTGCCCTGAGCTTTTTGTACTGCGGGTCGTTTAGCTTTTGCTTGATCCACTTTTGATCCTTTACGGTCATAAAGTCAGGTCCCAGTTTGCCTTTTTGAACCCAATCCATCAAGATTGGAAACGGCACGGAACCAAGGTATTTAAGGTCTGGACTTTCCATGTGTTCGCGCTCAAACTCAGACGCCAACAGCGCTTTGTTTCGCTCAACAATATGATCAGTATCCCAAACCTCTTCAATAATACCCTTACCAAGCTGTTTGTCCCAATGCCACCACGCAGTCACGCCACGGGCGTCATCGTTCCAAAGCAAACGACCTCCTGGCTTCCCCTTACGGATTGGCACTCACTACTCCCTCTTTTTTAGGAAAAAGCCGTTGGGGGGCGGGGCGCTAACCCCACCCCCCTTCGGGTTTGGGTTACGAGGTGGTAAGGTCAGCGGCGATGCCGTGGGCCTTCTCGTTCTTCACAGCAAGTCCGAACTCAGCAAGCACGAACTCACCGTCACCGTCACCAACCTTGGCGAGTTCATGGAACTCAACCGGACGGAGGAACTGCACCTCAGCGTACTCAGGGTCAATCACGAACGCATCGCGAGCACGCTGGAAACGGTTCGGGATTACGGCAAGGACGCCAAAGTCCGACTGATAAAAGTCAGCCGCACCAATAATCGGCACCTGTCCGCCCAGAGAAACGCTAACACGCTGATCGGCAATACCAGCAAAAGCCGACACAGCCTGTTTGTTAAAAGAACCAACCATCAGCAGGGAGGGATCCCCGCCACTGTCCCAAACCTGCTTGACAACAGACTTGAGGATGGTTTCGGTGAAGGCACGCTGCACACCGTCAGACCGCTCGTCGTTGACAAGGGTGGTCCACACCGGGGAAGCCCCGTTGGTGGCCGACATATCAACGTTGGTCTTGATCCACGCAGGAAGACCAGCGGTTTCACGGGCGGTACCAGAGGCACCGGCAGCGGCAGAGTTGTTGTCAAGAAGCGCGGTTTCCATGTCCCGCTTAAGCTCCTTGATCGCCTTGGCTCGCTGATACCCAAGGGTGTCATCACGGCCATACCACTGCGCGGCACGGGAGGTGCCGGACACACGGTAGTCCTTCGCGTTAATCTGAACGTAGTTCTGCACCACGGTCACATCGTTAACAGCGGTGGTGCTGTCACCAATGAAGAACCCTTCGGCGCGAGGCGTCCCGCTGGCAGCGGTAAGCTCGTCAACCGGGATCTCAAACAGGGTGTTGTGGACGGAGCCCCGCCCAACGTTCGACATGAAGGGGGTTTCGGTAGGGTCTACGTTGTAGACCGCATCCATGACATCCTCAACCCCTCCACTCATGTCATAGGTTTCATGCAAGTTAGTGTACGCCATTACCGTCTAGCTCCTAGTGGCTTAATGTTTCCGAAGAAGTCGGCAGCATCCTTAGCCTTTACCGGCCCCTTGAGGGCCTTTTCGGCTTGCTGCTCACGTTTGGTTTTGGTTTGCATACCAGGGCCAGCCTTGGCGGTCTTTGGACCTTTTCGCTGAACTAGATTTGGCTTCTGCTTTTGCAGTTCGTTGTAGCGCCACGCATCTCTCAGGACTTTTACCGCCAGCGGGTCATACAGGTTTTCGAGAGCTTCCTGTGAAAACCCGACATCCAGCGCGAACTGATAGACCGCCTTCGCCTCACGCCCTGCGACTTCTTCGTTACCCCAATCGGGGATCAACTCAGGAAGTTTGGCCTTTGCCAACTGCATCTGCCGTTCCATTTCCACCGCCTGAATCCGCTCAACCTCACTACGCTGTGCGTAAACAGCTTGCAGTTGCTTCTGCTGCTGCTCAAAAACAGCCCGTGCCTGATTGTACTCCTGCGGACTAAGCTGACGGCTAAGTTCAGCCCAATTGGGCTCCTGATAGCCAGAAGCAAGATAGGACTCTACCTCTTGCAGCCTTGCGTGGAGAGCCTGTGCCATTTCCAAGTTCTGTCGCCGTTCGGCTTCAAACTGGGCTGACCGCTCTTCCAATTGCTTGCGCTGCTCGGCAACTGCCTGTGTCTTGCGCCTATAGTCGGCATCACGGCTGTAACCATGAAGCAGTTCGTTCAGCGTAACCTCAATCTCTTCACCCTGAACCGTTACAAGGAAAATTTCTGAGGTGTCAGAATCATCTGCTTCATACTCTACTTGGCCCTGATCTTCCAACTCTACCGCACTTTCCGCAAACTGCGGATCTTCTGCGGGTGCCGGCTCTTGTGCCGGTTCAGCCACCTTGGGGCGCTCCCTAGTGTCGCCAACGACGGGGACCTGACCAAAGATGGACGCGCTTTCGCGCTGGGTTGCCGCTACGATCCCATTAGGGTTGTCGATTGGCATAACTATTAACCTCTCCTGTTTAGTTTATCCATGGCTCTTTGCCGAACAGCATCGCTATTAGCAGCAGAAGTTAGCCGGGATTTTAGGCGGCGAATCAACCGTTGTTCGCACCATAGATCGTCTCTTTCCGCCGACGACGTAGCGGTACTCCATTCCATAGAAATTTCTTTAAATACTTCTTCACAAATGTGTTCAAAAAATTCGTTGTCTAATAGCTCTCTTGCGCGTTCACAATGTTCGTTACTAAGCACTAGTAGCCTTTCTTGCCTTGTCGATTTCTAGCTTTTCCCAATCAACATTGAGTTCAGCGGCCCTCAGAGCAAACTCAAGGGCGGTCCTGTCTCGCTCACGGTCATCCTTGAGCGCCTCAATCTGAGCCTTTAGGGCGAGATCCTCGCGCTTCATCTGGATCTCAGCCATAATCATCTCTCGCTGCGCCTGTGCCAGCAACTCTTCCGCAGACGGCTCGTCGTTGGGCGGCAATTGGAAGTCCGGCGGGATCGGGTTCCAGAAGCTGGACACATCCTTGAAGCCACTAAGCTCCATAATCTTTGCTTGCGTGTGCCGGATCTGCCCAAGCGTAACTAGCGGGTTGCTGGGTCCAAGCATCTGCATTGCCGCAACCTGTGCCTGTAGCGTCTCGCGCAGAACCATAAGCTTCTGGTCCTCCAGGCCGCTGCCCAGCGCCACATTGACACTAGCGTCCATCTGGGCGTCCCACAGGCGAGGATCAATTGGCACCCACGTTCCGCGCAGCCGGACCATGCGCTCTGCGTCTTGATGCTGGATGACAAGGTGCAGCAGGACGCGCATAAGCCGCTTCATGCCAGTTTCGGCAAGATTACGGGCCATGACCTCAAGCGTCAGCTTGGAGCCACGCTCAATTGCGGCCACGGCGGATGCGGTCATGCTCTGAAGCGCACCAGCGTCAAGGCCAGACGACTGGGCAGAGATCCCGGTGCGCTGCTCCTTGATGCGGTCAAACATATCCAGCACCGGCATCGCCTCACGCCCCACAAACGGCTGGGTGTACGGCATCACCATTCCAGGGGCATCCATGCGGATAATCCCGCCGGTTTCGTTGTTTAGCGCATCCTCAAGGTTCACATGGCCGTCTACAACACCCATGCGGGGGTTAACAGACTGCGCCAGCGAGTCCAGCATACTCCGCATGATCTCAGAATTGATGCGCTGGAGGTCCTTGGTGCGATCCGCCAGATCGTGTCCAACGAAGGTGTGCGGCTCCGGGTCAATGTGAAAGTCCGCAAACGGACGGATGTCCCACGGATCATTTGCCACCACTTCGTGGGCATCGCCAATGCAGCAGACGCGACGAAGCTCGTCAATGCCATCACCGTCGTAGTCGGCGTAAACATACGATTCGATGTAGAGGACACGCTCCCTATCACGCGATCCGCCCGAATCTCTGATCTCAAAACGGTTGCGCTCATGGCGCTCATTGTTCCATGTAAGATCGTCGGCTTTCGTGATGTGGGAGCGTACCAATTCCGGATCGTACCCCATCGCAATCAACTGAGATGGCGTTTTCATGCAACGATGCGCCACAAACTGGGCATCATCCAGCCCTCTTGCGTCCCTAGAGATCAAAAACTCCTCTGGAGGCAGCACTTCAACACAGATCCTGTCGCCAGAAGTGCGTCTACGCACCTCAACGTCGAATTCCATGCCAATTTCGTCGCCTTCCAGCGCAATAATCTCTACATTCGGGTCTTGCTGTAGCGTCTGGACGGCCAAAAGGTTCAGTTTCGTGAACTGATGGGTGGTCACGGACGTAGAATCGTCAAAAAACGCCTTGACAATGCCAACTTTCTTTGTCAAAGCGTCCTTGAAGGCACCCCAAAGGATGCGATAGCCCGGATTATCCTGCATCAGGACGTAATTGGCGTAATCCGTGGCCTGTTCCGCCATCTGGACATCTTCCTCAGTCCTTGGCACAAACTCTACAACCCGCTCAGAGCCCGCAAACACGCGCATCAGCGAGGGCATCGCCTGTTGCACCGTGTCGCGCAGCGTAGTCATAACTACCTGAGAGCGACCTTCTTCTTCATTGCCAAATTTGTCGCCACGATAGTAGCGGGTGGCCTCCCTACGGTGACTCGCTAACTGCGAATCAGCGTAGTTGACCGCATCGTCAATGTAGGACTCAACCAGCTTACTGAGTTCCGCTGGTTCCATTCCTACGCCAGACGCATCCTCAACCTCATCAATGATAGAAGCCATTATGCCCCATTATTCGTGGTTACACACCCACAAATAGTAGACTTGACTAAACCTATGGTCAATGATACAAAAAGCCCCGCCAACCGGGGGAGGACGGCTGACGGGGCGGCGCAGGAGAAAAAGGGGGGGGGCTCCGCGCTAGGAGCGTTGTGGGGGAGATGCACAACGCTACAAACGGAATATATGCTAAACCAATCTTGGGATCAAGCGCCTTACGGGCTTGCGCCAATCAAACTTTTCGCTACCACTCAGGCGAGCAGCCGTTGAAGCAAACGTAAGCGCCAACGCATCTGCGCGATCCGGGGAGTCGGCACCCCTCTTTTTCATGCCCTGCTTGCTTTCAAGCCTAATCTTGCCGCGATCCGTGTACTCAAAACGCACCGAAACCAACTCCTCCATCAATTCCTTGTCGTTTGGTAGCCGCACATCGCGCTGTTCAAGCCACGCCTTCATGTTGTACCACAACTCAGACCGCAGATTCAAATGCTGTCCTTTGAGTGAAGGCGATTCAGATACATTGATGCCACGCACAGGTAGACCAAGACTACGAAGACGATCCACAACA